GAACTGCTTGAACTGCTTGAACTACTTGAACTACTTGAACTGCTGTAAGAGCTTGAAGAGCTACTACTTACGGTACTGCTAGTTCCTGTTGAACTTTGTATTCCAGTGTTTGTAGTTGTTGCAACAGTAGTAATTGCTCCGCTTGCTTTTAATCTTGTTGCAGTTACATTATCAATAATAGTCACATCTGCTACAGTTGCACCTGATATAAAAATTTCATCTGATTCAGATTTTATTTCAAATAAACTTCCAAAATTTTGAGACTCTTGAACTGGTACAATAACAAATGTTACAATAGTAGGAGCAAGTTGTTGCATTACATATGCTGTCAATTCTGTAAAATAAAATGTTTCACCAAAGTCCCAATTATCTAATGCAAAAAATTCATTTATTGCACTTATTACTCTTGATTTAACTTCATTATCATTTATAACAATATCAGGATTTTTTACAATTTTAAAAGTTGCTTGCAATTCAGCATCAGCCTTTTCACCAAATAGTATCTTGTACTTAACAGGATGATAAATTATTTCGTCGCTAATTGACTTTATATTATTAAGTGGAGTACTATAACTTAAAAATAATTGATCACTACTTGCAGGCAAAGGTTTAACAGTTAAATCTCCATCTAAGTATTTTCTATAATTTGTATCATATGATCTTGTTAATAAAAACGTATCAACTATGTTGCTTACACTAGGATCGATTCTAGTGCTTTCGTCCGCTGCATGTACATAATGGAATTTAATTTTGTCTCTACCTATATGTGCTCTATACATTTGTGAAATATTAAGATTACCAGTTGCTTTATCTAAAACGTCAAAGATATTCTCATCAACATAGTAAAAAATTTGTTTATCATCGTATATAGATGTAGTTCCTAAACTTGCCTTATCCTGTAATGTGATAATATTAAGTTCACTATTAGGCTTATAAAAGTATTCTTCTACGCCGTCCATACTAGTTACCTTTTGTGAAAATACATATTTTTGCAAGGAATTAGTTTCTTCTCTAACAATTTGTTCAAACAAATCTGGATCGTCAACAACTCCGTCGTCATCTTCGTCAAAGAAACTAACTTGTACTTTTTTGCTGTTAACATATCCTTCTGTATCTCTATAATCTTCTACTATTTCCCAGTCATAATCTACAGTAAATGGTAAAGGATCGCTAGTAGGATCTTTTTGGTTAATATTTAACACACTAATTTTATCTTTAATTATTTTACCTGTTCGATTATTATATACTTTGTCGCTGTTGTCAAAATAGAAACGTATTTCTTCATCGCTTTCAAATAAGTATCTTCCGCCTCTGTAAGTAATTGTATATGTTTCGCCGTTTGTTTCAAACAAAAGTAACCAACTGCTATCTAGTTGCTGATTTGTATTATCTCCAGTTTTACCAATGCTAAAATTACTTGCACTATCTAAGTTTGTAGAAGATATTAAACGCCATTCACCTAAATTAACGTCAAATCTCAACCCAAAAGTTTTGTAGGCAAATATTTGATTAATTAATTGTGTTGACACTGAACTTTGTAAACTATTAGCAATTCTAGGAATAATTTGCGATAGTCTAGCGCCTGTTGGAATAAGGTCATTTATAGACACTGGTCCTGTTCCGTCATCGGCAACAACAGTACCGTCATCTGTTACGCTGTTGACCTTTACCCATTTGTATTCAACTGCACCAGGATGGTCAGCAGGACCGTTCATCGTCTCGTGGTCATTATTTTTCATAAAATGTCCGCCTGCTGGAGGAATAAATTTTAACAGTGTTCCTGTTTTAATTAATTTAAGTGTGCTTGCTGTAAAACTTCCTAATAACTGTCTTGTACCTACACTGTTAGCAAAATATCCAGTATTTAGGTTTGTATCTTTTGTACTACTATTCCATACTAGTCCTAAATCTCCTACTAAAATTTTAGGAAATTTTGTTAGGTAATAATTTTTAATTTTTCTAGCACCTAGAATTGGTTCAATTATATTTGCAATTACGCCTTCTATATCTGTTTTAGTAACAAAGCTAAATCCTGCTTTTGTATCTAAATATTCTTTGGTTAATATTCCGTCTGTAGCAAATAAATTTGTTTTACTATATCTGCCTGTGGCATCTACCAAATCTAAATATCTGCTTATTCCACTAGCAGTCCTGTTTACACTCTTAACTTTAATAATTTCTTGGCTAGATGTAAGAGGAGCTATTTGATAATCTTCTGCTGTTATCATCCTATTTTGTGTATAATAATTTGCAGGCGCATTACGTTTTATACTAGCACTAGTTTCACTTATACTAGCATTATCAACAGTATACTTTAATTGGAAAACCATAGATAATGTTTCTGACTTACCACTTCTGCTTATGTAAGGTATGTTAATGCTTACACCTCTCATATCACTTGGTTCAATTATAAGTCTTTCATTTTTACTTGTCCTATAGTAAACCTTAAAAGATCCTTGCGGTAAATTACCAAAAGTTCCATCAGCAAATACCATACTAATTCTATCGTTTGCCCTAGTAAGTACACTATAAATATTTCTAATACTTTTACTTAAACTATTGTATACTACATTGTTGCCTTCAACAGCGTCTACTTTTGTCCATAATTCTTGTTCTAAACCAAATTCGTCAACGCTGTATAACCAAACGTCTGAATTATTAACATTAGGAGCATCAATAGAAACAACTTGATTACTGCTAGGCGTACCTACATTAAAATCTCCGTTGTCCATTGTACCTTGTCTAAAATGACAGAAGTATCCGCTATTGCTACTACTTGGCCCTTTGCCGTCATTACGATATAGAAATGCAAAATTATTACCAGGGTAAGGAGATTCTTCTAAAATGCTACCAGCACTTATATCTGTGCTTACAATTTCAAACCTACTTGTAATTCCGCTTATTGTTTTGTTAAATCCAAAAACAGGAACATTTGTGTTACTGCTGTTCAATCTATATTGTTCAGTTGGTACAGCATTTATAGTTTCTTTTTTGATTGGTCTGCCTACAGTTCCATTTACTGGTAAAGCTGAATTTAACACTTTAGTAAACTGTTCTTGCCAATTTGAGTTACTAGGATCGTTCCATATAATTGTTTGGTTTTCTAAATTTAAATTATTTGAATCTCTTACTGATTCAGAAGTACTTACACTTTCAATTTTTAACAATCCGTTTGCGGCTTGATTACGCTTAGGGTTATAAGACAGTGTACGTGCCAGTCTAAGTACTGACTCTCTGCGTTCTGCTAATTCTAAAAAGTTTTCTCTAGCATTTAAATCAGTACGAAATGCAAAGTTTTGACCGAGGAAAGCAATTAAGTCAATTAATGCAAGGTATTCGCTAGATTCAATATAATCGTTAAAATCTTCTGGATAATTTTGGCGCAGATAATTTATCATTGTTCTACGCAAGTTGTCAAAATCATAAGATTTGAAATCTGCATTTCTATAGCTTTGATAAATGCGTTTCCAATCTTCTGCTACTAGTAATCTATTTTGTCTATCTGTTGAGGACATTTTGCTTTCCCTTGTTGTATAGCAGTATTTATTAGTTTTAGTAAACTACGTATATAATTTACGAGGTCAAAAATCCGTTATTTTGATCAAAAGTAAATCGCATCTGTTCAACAATATTATAAGGAAGGAAAACAAGTTCTGCTTCAATTTGTAAACCACTTTCATACTGGTCAACTGTTACATTTACTGCATTTACCCTAGGATCGTAATTTACAATAGTAGTAACATTATCTACAATAATCTGCTTTAGTCTTTCTGTTAAAGGTTCGTACAAGACATCCCATATAATTGTTCCAAAGTCCGGATTACTTAAATTTTCACCTTGTCGTATATGGAAATGATTGATAATATCTTGTTTAATAATTTGAAAATCATATAAATTAAAGCCTACTTGGTCAGAATCTACAGTACTAAATCCTTTGTAGGTTTTAGACCCTATTCCGTAATCAGGTTTACTATTTCCTTTTACAGTAATTTCTTGGTATAAACGTTTTTCTTCTGTGCTCATGCTGTATTTACCTAGGTTTAGCTCCGCCTTCATATGCTGTGGTACTAGTATTTTTTTGGCTACTATCTTTATCTAAACCAGTTTCGGGGTCAACTTCTATCTGTTTAGTTTCTGTAAACGAAAATCCGTCTGCGTCTACGCCCTTAATTTCAACAGTTCTAGCTATAATTTTTCCATCTGCATTTTTTGATGTTGCTATTTGTTTAGGTGCAGTTTGTTCGGGTATAATGTTTCCGTCACTTCCTACTAATACTGCCTTGCCACCTGATGTAATTGTTTCAGTTGTAGTTGATGTAGTAGTGCTTGTTGCTGAAGACGTAGCATCTGATACATTAGTTGTAACAGTTTCTACTTGAGGTACTCCGTTTTGGTTTATAACAGTTGCTTTTCCTGTTCCAGTTTCAGTAGCAGATGTTCCTACTTCTGTGCTATCTGCTACAGGATCGTCATCTACAGTACTCTCCACTTCTTCAACTTGACATTTTTTAAATGTATCGTCTGGTGCTTTTTCTTTATTTTTATCATCACTTGTTGCATTAGCAGTGCCGTCAGCAACCTTTACAGGATCACTATTTGTTTTCTCAGGAGTATGTTCTAAAGGATTTTTATTTTCAGCACCTGTCCAAGCACCTCTTTTTGGCACTCTACTAGGAATAGGTGCAGGTCCAGCTTCTGCTGCAGGAGGTCCATTCATGTCTATTCTATCAGCTGTTTCATAATGATGTTTAGATTTAATATTACTTGTTCCTACACACGTTATTTTTCCGTCTGCGCCAACTTTTACTTCATAATTAGCTGCTGTTTCTGTCATCATTTGATTACCAGCTTTAATATTAATATTGTTACCTGCTTCAATGTTTATATCTCTAGTAGCTTTAAAATTAAAATCGTTTTCTGTATGTATACTAATACTATCTTTTGAATAGATATCTATTTTTCCGTTTGCTGTCATTTCTATCCAGCTATCGCCGCTACCGTGTGCTATGTAAACTAAGTCTTCAGCATTATGTAAAAGTATTTGATGCCCTGTTCTTGTACGTATTCTAAATAGTTCGTTGAACGGTATACTAGGATTGCCGCCGTCTGCTAGACTTACATATTCACTAGGTGTAGCATTTTCGCCTCTAACTGGACCTTTTCTAAATAGCGTAGGATCACCGTCGTCCATTACAATAGTAGTTCCGGTCAATCTACTTGCGGGTGAATCTATTTGATTTAGTTTTTCTCCGCTTTTGACAGTTGGCTTATCTGGTCTTCTATCAAGTGGTCCTGGCGAACTCCATCCAAATACCATACTAGGCAAATCTCTTCTTGCACTTGAAGTTGTTGTTCCTCTAACAGGATCATCTGCTAAACCTGAACCATCTAGAATTGCACAAGCATCTGGATTACATGGTTTTAAATATTGTGTGCTATCTTTACCTGTACCATCCACAGTTTTTTTGTTATATTCGCCTACAGGTCTTGCTTTACTTTGGTCTTCTGAATTATAAGTTGTACTTGCGTTTCCGGGCAACATAAAATTCATATTCTCGTCTTGGATACACCCTATCCAATAACCTTTACCTCTATTTCCTTCGGCAAATATTACAAGCACCTTTGTTCCTATATCAGGAGGTACTGCCCAAAATCCATAACTTTTTTGTGTGTAATCAAAACCTTCATTTTCTGAAACTGCACGATATGGTGTTACTCCATAAAACGGACTTAGATAACTTACTGGTACAACTTCTCCTGTTGCATCTGGTGTATTTCCTTCAGAGTTAGATTTTAAAAGTTCTACTTCTAAAGTACCCATAT